AACTCATTTGCCAACAATATTGCTTGACTTCACTCGGAGACCCAGTATGGTTATTTGTATTTTCACATTCAAGAGAATGGGCAGATGCAGAGTTAGGAGAAAGGCTTTGTTGGTATGGTTTAAATCCCGGTACAGCTTGGGAGTTAAGGAAAGACTTATGGGAACAATTCTTAGTTGAGGGTCCAAATGGTAAAAAGTTTGATTATACTTATCCAGAAAGGATTTGGAATGATTTAAGTGATACTCGTAAGTTAGCTTTAGAAGAAGTAATTAATCTTCTTAAAAGGGATAATGATACTCGTAAAGCAGTACTCCCAATATTTCATGGTTCAGATTTATGTTTCCTTGATGGAAGTCGACGTATTCCTTGCTCTATGTATTACGATTTCCTTATCCGTCAAAACGGTAAAGGAGAGAAGGTATTACATATTTGCTATCATCAAAGAAGTTCGGATTTTGTTACTCACTTTGGTAATGATGTATACCTTGCATGGAGACTTATGGAATATGTAGCTCAAGAGGTGGGAGTTAAACCCGGTTACTTATACCACACCATTGATTCTCTTCATTCTTATAAGAAAGATTGGAAATACCTAAATACCAATCTTGAAGATTTACAGGACTCATTCTAATATTAGAGGGATGTATCTACTACATGTGGGTATGTCCCTCTTTCTATTTATTAACATGGAAACGAGATATAAGATAATTAAGAATAAAAGAGAACTTAAGAAACTTATTGCTTGTTGCAAAGCAACGGGTTATGCTTGCTGTGACTACGAAACTAATGCTGAACCAATCTATAACAAAAGTTTCAAGCCAACTATTCTCTCGGTATCTTGGATGCCAGGATTTGGTGCTTCTATTCCCTTAGACCATTTCCAAACTAAAGAATATACTTCTCCCGGATGGAACTGGAAGAAGATGTTAAGGAAATTTGGGGAAGAGGTTATTGAGAATTATGATATTGTAAAAGTTGCATGGAACTGGAAATTTGATGACCAGATTAATCAAAAGTATCATATCTATTATAGAGGTACATGCTTAGATGGTATGCTTGCAAAATATGTTCTCAATGAAGAAAAACCTCACGGGTTAAAGGATATGGTTAGAAGGTATCTACCCGAATATGGTGATTACGAAAAGCAAGATAAATTCGATAAGATACCCTGGGATAAAAAAGAATTAGACCCATTATGTAAATATGGTTGTCAAGATACAGACTTTACATTACGATTAATGATATTCTTTGAGAAGAAGTTAATTGATTTAAAGATGTATTCTGTATTCCGTAATTTATTTATGTGTAATTCCCGGGTATTAACCTCCGTAGAGAAAGAGGGATTATACCTTGATAGGGATTTCAACCAGAAATTACTTGAGGAATATAAACCGAAGATTGATGCTGCTAGACAAGCAATATATGATTTACCAAGGGTAAAGAAGTTTGTAAAGAAATTCAATCAGCAAAAGGTTGAGAAATATATCGAATCTATTGAGGCTGAACTTGAAGAATTAGATTATAATGACCCAAAAGATAAACGTAAGATTGATTCAAGGGAACAGAAGATATCTAATATTCGTGCAGGAGTATTTACTACCAAGAAGGAGCAGGATTTAATTAGACCTATCAATCTTGGTAGTCCAGTTGATTTACCAGCACTTATGTATTCAGATTCTGGTTTTAAATTCCCAGTAATTAAAAATAATGAATCTGGTAAGCCAAGTACAGATGAAGATACTTTGGTTGAATTAAGGTTAACAGTAAAAGACCCAGAATCTCCAAAAGCAATATTCCTTGATAAGCTACTTGAATTAAGAGGTTTACAGAAAATGTATACTACCTATATTGAAGGTTGGCATGAAAAAGTCCAAGATGATTCTCGATTACATGGTAGGTATAATATACATGGAACAGATTCTAATCGATTCAGTTCTGCTGACCCAAATATGCAGCAAATACCAAAGACATCTGTAGACCCAAATATTAAGAAACAATTAGTTGCTCCTCCGGGTTATTTATATATGGCATTCGACTATTCTCAAGCAGAATTAAGAATGATGGCTCATCTATCTGGAGACGAAACTTATTTGGAAGCATTTGCCAAGGGAGTAGACCCTCATCTTGGTATAGCAGCAGCAAAATACGGTGTATCAATCGAAGAAGCAAGTAAAG